ATATACGGATCGTTAATCAAGCCTTTCCAGCCGACGGTAGTTCTGGGTTTTTCAAAATAGACGCGCATAACGATATACAGCTGATCGCTCAATTCAGCCGACAGGGTTTTTAAACGACGTGCGTAATCCAGCGCAGCGTCTGGATCGTGAATGGAACATGGGCCGCAAACCACCAGCAGGCGATGATCGCGCCCCTGTAAAATATTGGCGATGGTCTGGCGCGCCGTCGTGATTGCCAATTCATCACTGGCGGTAAGCGGGAGTTGCCCTTTCAGTTCTTCGGGGGTGAGCATGACCTGTTCGGCACTGATGTGTACGTTATTGAGCGCGTCTTTTTGCATGATGCTAGTCCTGTCGTGTGCTGTTATGCGTGAGCGTGTTTGAAACATTGAGCGTTACTGGGCTATACCTTATCACGTGATGTAAAGATTTCAATCCATTCAGTGTAAATAAAAAATTACCACACACAAACAAGCGAGAAAGAACAATCTCACACAACAAAATATATCTATACATCATGTTATTAACAAAACACCGCATCACAAAAAAAGCCCATTTTCTTTTAAAGCCATCAAGTATAAAGCATCCAAAAGTAAAGATATGTTTACAACAAAATTAACGAACGGCAACGATACGCGTTTTTAGCGCTAAGCGGCTCCCGCCTAAATAGGTAATACGACAAGCGATTCATGCCGTAAGTATAAGAAAAATGCATAAGTGACGATGAAAAATGAATAAGTTAAGCTAACTATGGCTATTTTTGTCGCAATTCCGAATCGCTATAATACGTCGGCAATCACTCATCACTTTTAACAGACTGGATCCAAAATGCTCTCTTTACGCGCTCGTCGCGCTATCCCATTGTATATTAGCTGCCTCACCGCTTTCGCCAGTATTCCCTCTTTCGCAGACAATACACTGTTCACCGCGATGGATGACCCGGCAACCGCGAAGAAGCCATTTGAAGGTAATGTACAGGCGGGTTATAACGCGCAATCCGGTAACTCGGAAAACTCCTCGCTGCTGGCGAACAGTTCACTGACCTGGTTCAATACTTCTACGGCCTATAGTCTGTGGGGAGCCGCCAACAACACCACCTCCTCCAACGTTCGCTCAAGCGAAAAATATCAGGTGGGCGGACGTACCCGTTACAACATGACTGAGCGTAATTACCTGTTCGGCCAGGCTAACTGGCTGAACGATCGCTTTGCCGGTTATGATTCACGCTCGACGCTCACCGTAGGTTACGGGCGCCAGGTGCTGAATGGCCCAGTGCACGATCTGCGTCTTGAATTTGGTCCTGGCGTACGCCACGACGAATATCACGGCGGCGGCCGCAGCACCAAAGCACTGGCTTACGGTGCCGCAAACTATACGTATCAGCTGACCGATACCACCAAGTTCACCGAAGGCCTTTCCGCTTTGGCCAACGAAGACGTGACCCTGAACTCGGAAACGGCGCTGAACGTCGCGATCAATGAAAAATTCTCGCTGCGCCTGGCCTATACGGTGACCTATAACAATAACCCGCCGGCCTCTGCACCGAAGAAAACCGACACCACCACCTCGGTCACGTTGGTTTACGGTCTGTAATTCCTCTTCTTTCCTGCCAAGCCCACTCCGGTGGGCTTTTTTATGCCTGAAATTTGCCTTTTCTCCCTTGCTAAAAAGTTTGTGATTTCACGGTTGACCTATTTAGCAAATTGCTTAATACTGGTTATATATACAGTGTAATTATTGGGAGGGAAAATATGACAGCTATCTACTGCGGCAGGCTCCCATGGTCGATAACGCTGATGAACGCCGTTTCTCAGGGCGATGCAGGATATGCGTTATGGAAAAAATGACTTCATTGATTACCTATGCCATGGCGCTGTTTCTCGCCTGGCTCGGCAAACTTTCACCACAGGATATCGCCTTTCTGGTGGGCTCAGCGGTGGGCATTGGCACCTTCCTCGTCAACTGGTACTACCGGCGAAAAAACTACCAGTTACTGAAAGAAATCCAACGAAACGCAGCCGCCAGGAGGATCTACGATGAACTCAATCGCTAAACGATGCAGCACTGCCACTATTCTGGTTTTGGTGGCAACGCTGCCTCAGTTTGATCAATTGAAAACGTCACAGGCGGGTCTGATGCTGATCGCCAATTTTGAAGGCTGCCAACTGACAGCTTACCAATGCGATGCGGATATCTGGACCCGCGGTATCGGCCATACCCTCGACGTGCTCCCCGGCCAAACGGTAACCCGTAAGCGGGTGGCGAAAGACTTTCTGGCGGACGTTCGCCATGTAGAGAGAGGGATGGCGGTCTGTTTACCGGCAGATATGCCGCAAGAAATCTACGACGCGGTGATCGCTTTTGCCTTCAACGTTGGCGTGCACGCCGCCTGCCATTCGACCATGATGCGTTTTTTACAGCAGCGGCAATGGCAGAAAGCATGCAATCAGCTGCCGCGATGGGTGTATGTGCTGGGGATAAAAAGCAAGGGATTGGAACGACGGCGGGCGGCGGAGCGCACACTATGCCTGCGCGGCGCCAGACGAGCGGCGGCCAACCAACGCCAGGCCATGAAAAACACCGGCAATGAGAATGTCCCGGCGCCTATACTGCTCACTAAACCAGCAAACCACTGAATAAGTTCAAACACAAAATTTTTTAATTATCTATCAAGGGGGTTCCTATGATGCATTGTCCACTGTGCGGTAACGTGGCCCATACCCGCTCCAGCCGTTACCTCAGTAACTCAACCAAAGAGCGCTATCATCAATGCCAAAATATTCATTGCAGCTGCACTTTCGCCACCCATGAATCAGTTGCACGAGTGATCGCCAAACCGAGCGAGAGCGTTGCGGTGCAACCTCAGCGCCCGGCGGCGGCGGGGAAACAACCGAACGCCAGCGCAATGTAAACGATGGCTAAACGGCCAAAAAAAGGGGCTTACCATAATGGTAAGCCCCAGATAATTATTAACTTTTGGATGAAGCGTTAGCTGTATCTTAGTTAAAACGCTCCTAGTATAAATACCCTAATAACATAAAATCATCATTAAAAACAACTAGTTAAATTAATTTTAAATACAGTGAGTTGCAGTGTTATGAAACCTCGCCGCCAAATTTTCGCCAATAGAGAATGATAAAGGATTTAGAGTGACGGCTTGTTCCAAGTGCTCGGGAGCAAAGTGCACATACTTCAATGAGCCCAACGATGCGTTAGCTTCCTGAACCGTTTGAATTATAGTCAGACAAAGTAGATTGAAGCTAAAATGTCCATTATGATGCCCCACGGTAAACTCTAAAGGAAATCAGGACAATGACAGTTGGAATAATTACAGGTGAGCCCGGACGCTTTTACACCTTCCAATCAAAATTGCCATCCGGTGAATACTTCGAGCTCCGCCCCCGTAATCCCCCCCTGAACTCTAAACCCATCGTTGATGATGAAAGCGGGATGTGCATTGGTTACTCCGTATCCCAGGCTCCAGGTCTGTGGCAGATTTATGATGCAGACGGTGTGTTCATCCGAATGGAAGAAGCACCATTAGAATCTCCTCTTATTGACCCAACAGACCTCGCATTAATTGCCTTTGGTGCATTTCGTCTTTTTCGGGTGGGCAAGGCACTGCTGGAGACTGGTGTAAAAACTGCTGTAACCGTGAAGCTGAGTGAGGCCACCATCAGTATCTTGCGTGGACGTCTTAAAATGGGCTTATCAGCTCGTGTTCTCAGGATGACTGAGTCATCGGCAAAACATATGCTCACGCCTGGTCGCTATGTGCCTTTGCAGATTCAGGAAAAGGCAATTCGTTATGGTACCAGAACGCCAGACCCACTGAAAAAACCTGGTTTTTTTCGGTATGAAGCTCGCATGTATAAGCTTGTGGAAGACAGGCAAAATAAAGGCACTTTTATTTACAAGTCATACCGTCTTGAGGTTTTAGTCAGGGAAGCTGATTAGACTATCATGCATTTTCAGTACATGCCGTAAAGGGGGAATAATGATAGATATCACGAGCGGCACAAGACACCTCAAATTAACGCCTTATGAAAGGTTGTCTGAGCCTGAAGTGCCTGCCTATAGCCGCATTATGCTATGGGTTGAATTCACCATTCCAGCCTTAAAAACTGAGTTTGCGGCAGAGTTTTTTGTCGGTCAGTTGGAACAGTCCAGGAATGATATGTATGGATTCCATCAAGCCATAAAAAATGGGATAGAATTTAAGGATATTAATTTAACCTCAGTATTCGATCAGGTAACGCTGAAGTTTCACCAGTCACATTTTGCCGGAGCTGTTGGAGTCAGCATGGTTTTGAAACCTGAAGACCATGCTGACAGTGTTACGCTTGAGGACTCTTTCGAAATTGATGAGAGTTATTTTCCCGACCTGCTCTCAGGTCTGGACGATATCATTTCATGGCAGAACTAATGATATGCCCCCCTTAAGAGCTATGAGACCACCAGTTCAACAACCAAAACTAATGACTTAATTCACCCTTAAACCGGCACTCAGAATGCCGGTTTTCTGTGCATAAAAAAGGGGCTTACCATAACGGTAAGCCCCAGATAATTATTAACTTTTGGATGCAGCGTTAGCTGTATCTTAGTTAAGACGCTCTTTAATACGAGCAGCCTTACCAGTACGCTCACGCAGGTAGTACAGTTTGGCTTTACGAACGGCACCACGACGTTTAACAGTAATGCTGTCGATTACAGGGGAGTGAGTCTGGAATACACGCTCAACACCTTCGCCGTTGGAAATCTTACGAACAGTGAATGCAGAGTGCAGACCGCGGTTACGGATAGCGATAACCACGCCCTCGAATGCCTGCAGACGTTTTTTGCTACCTTCAACGACCCATACCTTAACTTCCACGGAATCACCCGGACGGAATGCAGGTACGTCTTGCTTCATCTGCTCTTGTTCAAGTTGCTTGATAATGTTGCTCATAATATGTCTCTTACCCTAGGTAAACTGATATATCGGTCTCGCCTGCGTATCAGGCGTTCCCTTCATGGTCCTGTTGCTCGGCCTGATGTTCCCGTTGAAACTCAGCCAGCAACACCGTTTGCTCGTCAGTCAGAGCT